AGATCCGCAAAGTCAAGCGTGAGGTTCAGGGGCTTCAGACGGCCATAGACAACGCGGACGAACTGACCAAGCCGGAGCTTGAAGCACAGCACCAAAAGCGCGCACAGAGGCTTACAGAGCTTAACAAGGAATACAAGGCGTTCTGTGAGGCGAACGAACTAAAGACGCGCCAAGAGCGTCTTAGTATTGCCGGATGGACGAAGAAAGAGGCGTCAAGGGCAAGCGGCGCGGCACGAAAAAGTATTGCAAACTCCGGTAAACGTGATATAATGGCACAAGAAGGCTATGGGAGCGGTGTGCCGTTGGAGTATCAGGGCAATTTTGATGATTTTGAACCGATCACCATTTCAAGCGCGGAAAGAACGCGGCTGATAGAATTGAGGTCTCTTGCCGCAAAAGGCGGCGTTGAATATGGGGCCGTAAAATCAAGAAGCGGTTTTTCTGATTCATACACATCAAATGCACACGATCACGTAGAAGTTGACTGGGATTTATATTCCGACCAAAACATAAGCCTATATCACAGCCATACTAATTCAACTGTTTTGTCTGCTGGCGACATGAGGCTATTATTGACAGATAAAGCAAAAGTTGATAAAGTCTTTGCCGTAACGAGAGACGGAGATGTTTTTGCTGTATCAATTAACGGCGGAGATATACCAACAATAGAAGACTTTGACGATTTTGTTTCCGTCTTGAGAGATAAAGTTGATTTAGACATAATGGAATGGCCCAATTTTTATAATTGGACACCGGCGGAACGGCTTTATGTTGCGGTACGAGAACAGGCTTACAGAATATCACTGCATTATCATTGGAGGTTGGAAGGAGGTGCGCTATGAAAACGATGTTTCACGAAACAATGTCAAGCACTCAGGCACAGAGAGTCCTTTTCGATTATGCAAGCGCGCACCGAGGGGAAGACTTGTCTGAGGTAAAGCGGCAATATTCCCAAGTGGTTCCTAAGATCGTAAAGAGGGAACTGAGGGAAAGCGACGGGAAAATGACAAGCTACCATTACGAGTAAGCCAACAATCAAACACGGAAGGACAGACCTTTACGGGCCTGTCCTTTTTCTATGGGGTGAACGAATGTTAACACCAGTAACAAACATCGAAATGTACCTTGCCAAGATGGACGGGATGGATATTCAGGTACCGATCCCGTGTACGCGCAAAGAGTATTACCTTGCCAAGCTGTGCGGGATGGACGTTCCTGTTCCCACCCCAGTCACTCAGGACGAAATGTATCTGTATGCCTTGTGCGGGTACACGGTTGACGTTCCGCTTCCTGTAACGCGGCTTCAGGTGTTCATGGCCGCAAAGCTTGGAATGAATGTCCCGACGCTTTCTCCCGTTACAAAGGAGGAATACTACTGGAGCCAGTACGAGCCGACGCCGCCGTATGTGATCGAAACCGTCACCGGGGTTGCTCCGCTTCTTCTGGCCGGGGCTGTTGCGGATCAGATCGTCAGCCTCACGCAGACGGGCAAATGCACCCAAGCGTCCACGCCCACGCCGGACGCCCCTGTGGACATCGTGTGCAACAACGGGGCGTTGAAATTCGGCAAACCGCTGACCATCGACTCCACGCGCATCGAGGCATACATCGACACCAACGGGCTTTGGGCCAAATCCGATGTCAGCTACTCCGTGTGCGTCCCTGTCGAGATTGGCAAAAAGTATGCCATTCGCATGACAGACACGACAAGCGGAACTGTCGGCACGATTCTCCGCTTTGGCTTTGCAGAGCGGAACACGGCTGGCAACACATCAACCGACCCTGTGCAGCTTACTCAATGGGTGCGGTCAACGCCTCAAGATACGCCGTTTACAGAGCTTGTGGCAGACAAGCCCTATCTCGTTGTTCAGATGACGAGTTCCGTTTTTGCTGACAACATCGCAAACGGTTATGTCCTCGTCACAGAACAAAAGCTGTGGGCAGACGGCACTCCCGAAACGCTGACGGTGAGCGGGAACATTGTCGAGTTCAACGAAACGCGCATTGACAGCACCACATGGGCTTCGGCTGACAAATCGCACGGCTTTGAGGTTCGAGCTGATGTGTACAACAAGTCCGTTGGAAACTCTCTGTTCTCCAATAGCAACTCGTACGGCGCGTTTGTTCCGTGCGCTGTTGGGCAGAGCGTCAGCATCAATTTCTTCAACTATGAACCGTATTACGGGCGCTGTTACTATTGCGAGGTCACGGCAGACGGCACGTGTAATACCGACCCCGTAAAGTTTTCGACCAACACCGCCGTTTCGCAACAGACCTTTACGCTTACACAGGCAGACAGCATCGGCTTCGTCATCGAGTGGTATATTTCCACCACGGAACGCGACTACACCAAAGAGAACTATGCTGTCTGCTACGGCACGACACCGCTTTCAGCATATCAGCCGTACACGCCCATTCAGACCGTCACGGGTATCAGCAATCTCCTTGCTGTGGGTGATATTGCCGACACGCAGGAAATCATCGAGGGCATCAAGACGGGCAAGGTTGGGGTGAAGGTGTTGGATGGTACGGAGAGCTGGGCGCGAGATGCCGCGGATATATCTATCAACAAGACCGTGTTATTCGGGTGGAGCGTTCCCGCTGACAGCGCGTTTCTTATGACACACTTTAGCAACACCTATGGAAATACTGGTTTCCGCTTCGGAAACGGTGCGTTCTACACCAAAAACACACTATGGGCAACCGTTGGGGATTTCACCAGTTTCCTCGCCGCGCAGTACGCCGCAGGAACGCCCGTCATTATCCTCTATCCCCTCGACACCGAAACCACCGAGCAGACCACTGCTCACGCTCTGACCACCGCAGACGGAACGAATACCGTTGATGCCGTGACAAATGTTGGAGCGGTGACGCTTACGGCGGAATACAAAGCTACAGCTTAAACTGCGGCGGCTCAGTTTTGAACTGCTTGACAGCAATTTGCTGTTGGGGGTTTTACAACCGCCAAAACTTAATGATTGAAGCGTCCGCGAGGGCGCTTTTTTCATACCCATTCACCGTGCCGGGGGTTGATCCGGCTCAATCCGTACTGGAGACAGACCAGTTAAAAAATCATGTTGGAGGATGAAAAAATGAAGAACATCAGCGAAATCCTGAAGGAGATCGGGCTGGAAATCCCTGAGGACAAACAGAACGATTTCAACACCGCCTTTTCCGAGAACTATAAGACCAAGGCCGAGTTCGACAAGAAGCTTGGCAAGGTTGAAGAGGAGCGGGACGGGTGGAAGACCAAGGCCGAAACCGCCGAAACGACCCTGAAGGGCTTTGAGGGGGTTGACCTTGAGAAGATCAACAAAGACCTTGCGGACTGGAAAACCAAGGCGGAGACCGCCGAAAAGGAGTATCAGAAGAAAATCTCCGAGCGGGACTTCAATGACGCCTTGAACAGCGGGATCGGCAAGTACAAGTTTACTTCCGAAGCCGCGAAGCGGAGCGTCGTGGAGGAAATCAAGAAAAAGGGCCTGTCCATGAGCGACGGGAAAATCTTGGGCCTTGATGACGCAATCGGCCAGATCAAAGAAGCCGACAAGGGAGCTTTTGTTGACGAAGAGGAGCAGGAGCTTGAAACCAACCGGGCCAAGTTCACTGCCCCGATGGACAGAGTAAATGGCACGGCATTTGAAAAAATGTCTCTTGCCGAAAAAATGGCCTACGCGAACACACATCCGACTGCGGCTGTTGTTTCGGAATGGCTCAAAAAATAATTCAAAAGGAGAAAAACAATGGGAGTTTTCGATTACAAAAACTTCAATTCCGAGGTTTTCGGAAAGTATCTTGAATCCGTTCCCCGCGTGAAGCAGAACGCTCTTCTGAAAGCTGGCATCTTGCGTCCTCGTAACGATCTGAAGGGTATGCTGGCCGATCAGACCGGCGGCAACTTCATTTCCGTTCCTATGACCGGGCGCATCGGCGGCACCGCCATCAACTATGACGGTTCCACCAACATCACCGCCACCCAGCTTGAGACCTTCCTCCAGAGCATGATCGTTGTTGGCCGTGCGAAGGCTTGGGAAGAGAAGGACTTTTCCTTCGACATCACCGGCCACGACTTCATGGCTGACATCGCCAATCAGGTTGGCGACTACTGGGACGATATCGACCAGCTCACGATCCTGAAGATCCTCGCTGGCATCTTCGGCGTCTCCACCAATAACTTCAACACCGATCACACCTACGACGTGACCGCCGACAGCGTGAACACCGTCTCCGCCGCCGCCCTGAACAACGCGATTCAGAAGGCCGCTGGCGCGAACAAGAACATTTTCACTGCGGCCATCATGCACAGCGCCGTTGCCACCACTCTGGAGAACGCTCAGGTTCTGGAGTATTTCAAGTACAACGACGGAAACGGTATGCAGAGGGACGCTTCCCTTGCTACTTGGAACGGTCGTACCGTCCTGATCGACGATGACGTTCCCGCGCTGTCCGGCTACTACGCCTCTACCAGCGGCGCGGCTGGCGCGCTCAAGGTTGTTGCGTCCAGCCCGTCCGATGGTCAGATTGCAGTTGCTACGGTTCAGGCGGCTGACTTCTATCCTGCTGGCGTGGCCGCGAACGACTATGTGGTTCCCGGCATGAAATACACCACCTACGTCATGGGCGAGGGTGCCTTTGACTACTGCGACTGCGGCGCGAAGGTTCCCAACGAGACCTACCGCGACCCGACCACCAGCGGCGGTAAGGATATGCTTATCACCCGTCAGCGGAAGCTGTTTGCCCCGCGTGGCTTCAGCTTTGTGCTGGCCGACGCCACCACGACTACCGCGATTGTCAGCCCGACCGACACCCAGCTTGCTACTGCGGCTCAGTGGACGCCCGTGGTTGACACCGCTGGTTCCGGCTACTTCGATTCCAAGGCCATTCCTATTGCCCGTATCCTGAGCCGGGGCTAATCCTATGAGTGCCAATACTCCTGTGGCGCGGCTGGACACGATTCCAGCCGCGACCCTTGATAAACTGTTGGCGCTTGCGGATAAGGCCGACGAACTTCTGGCCCTTGAGGGCCTTCCGGCGGTTACGTCCACGGCAAACGGGAAAGTTCTGACCGTGGTTAGCGGAAAGTGGAAAGCGGCCAACGTCCCCGCTGAACTTCCCGCCGTTACCGCTGACGATAACGGCAAGGTTCTTACGGTTGTTTCCGGCGCTTGGGCCGTCCCTGCGGACGCTCAGGAAGAGACTTGATAAAAGAGGGATAAGCTATGGCATACATCACGGAAGCCGATTACGAGGCGCTTTACGGCGAAATAGAGACCGCTGATTTTACGCGGCTGTCCTATGACGCTTCCCGGTTCATGGATTACATGACAACCGGCATTGACAACGTAAAAAAGTTGCAGAGCTATCCGCCCAGCGGCGACGATGTGAAGATGTGCTGTGCCAAGCTTATCTCCCTTATGCAAGCCATTGAAGCGGCGGATGGATTCATTACAAGAGAAGACGGGACGGTTACTTCTAAGTCCGTCTCGTCTATCTCTTCCGGTAGCGAGTCTATAAGCTTTTCTGGCGGATCTTCTCTGTCTGCGGCTGTCACGGATATGGACGCGAGGAACAAGCTCTTCAGCGACACTGTGAGGGCGTATCTGGGAGGCCTTGAGGACTCCAACGGCGTCAACCTTCTCTATATGGGGAGGTATCCGCGTGTACAATAACACGATCACACACTTCTGCCGACGGCGGTATAACGGCACGGATACATGGTACCCGACCGTTATATCCGGCGTTGACCTGAATGTGGATGCTTCGGCAATCCGCAGGGCATACGGCGCGGACACAAACGACCGCGCAAAGCTACACATCCGGTACGCTCCCGGCGTCATTGTTGGGGGCAAGCAGTATTATCTTCCCGAAAACTGGAGTGGAACGGGCATAACTTTCCATAGTGGGGAGCTGTTCGATTTCTTCTGGGAAGGGGAATGGACTGGCCGGAAGGAAACGATCAACGGTGTGGAAACCTTGGTATGGAACGTGAACGACGAAGATTACCCGTCGGGGTTCTATGACTATATGCGCCAGAATCACGATATGGTCTTTGCCATTACGTCTGTTGCCAAGTATGACTGTATTCCTCACTTTGAGATCATGGGTGCGTAACGATGGGACTTGACATTCAGCTCAAGATCGACATTGACGCCAACAGGCTTGGTGAAAAGAAGAAAAAGGCTCAATACTGGCTTGACAGTCAGATTATGACCGACATGGTACCTCTGATGCCGATGGACACAGGGACGTTTATTGCGTCCACCATCGCACAGAGCGCGGCTATGGCCGGATCTGGAGAGGTTATAGCCGGTATCGGGCCGATGGGCCGTTTTCTTTATGAAGGCCTTGTCATGGTTGACCCGGACACGGGAAGCCCGTGGGCGAGAGCCGGAGTAAAAAAGGTTGTCACGGATCAGCCGCTTGTCTTCAGCCGCGCCGGGGCCGTGGCCTACTGGTTCGACGAAACAAAGACAATGCACCTGACTGACTGGGTGAACGGCGTCGCAAAGTTCTATGGAGGGTAATATGGCCGAAAGAGTAAGAGACGTACAGAGCGAAGACGTTATTACAGACGCTCTTATTGCTCTGTTGAATCAGTATCCGAAACTATCCGGGCAGACTATTTCCTTCGGTACGCTCTCCGAAAAAGGCGGCGTGGCGATGTTCCCCATGTCGGGGGCCGTTATCGAGCGTGACACAACGGACATTCTTGGCAACCACGAACAAGTCTGTATGTACCCGTTCTTCGTGTACTACCGGGTTTTGGGCCTGACCGAAAACCGGAAAGTCTCCGTGAAAGAGTGGCTGGATGACTTGGGCCGCTGGCTTGAGAAGCAACCGATCACAATAGGGGACACTACATCCGTGCTGGACGCGTACCCGGCGTTATCCGGGAACAGAAAGTTCCTGACCATCAAGCGCACGACTCCTGCAAGCCTTGACTCCGTAGGCAAGGGGCAGGAAGAAAACTGGGCCATTCGACTTGTGGCCCGATACCAAAACAACTTCTGAAAGGAGATAAACAATGGCGGCTGAAACTCCCGTAACTGCTTTTAACATGACCAACACGGGCGATGTCGCAAAGCGTGAAGCGTTTTCCCTGTGGTACAACGACCGCGCTTCCGGCTCCGGCACTCTGTCCTCCCCCGTGTGGGAGCTGGTCGGTTACAAGCTGGAATCCTCTGACATGGGGATCGACTACGAGACGGACGAGACCAAGAAGGACATTCTGGGTAATACGTTCGTTGAGCTGGCTGGCCCCAACCGCTCGTTTGATCTGTCCTCTTGGAATCTTGTGCAGGGTTCCAAGCTTCAGGTGGACTGCATGAACGCGCTTCGGTACGAGAAGGAAGGCGGTATGTCCTATCTGGAAAGCGGCGGCGACTTTTGCCTTGTGCATCACTACGCCGGGACTTCCGGTTCTGCGATGCTGGCGGAGCGGTGGAAGGGTTGCTCCATGAAGCCCGGACGTCTGGGCGGCGATGGCGGCGCGAACCTGACCACGGATATCACCGTTACGATGGGCGGCACTAAGGAGATCGGCACGGCGGCTATTGCGGCTGGCGTTATGACCTTCACCAAGACGGACGCGCCTTCCGCGTGGCCCGCTTCGCTGTCCTAACAAACAAGGGCCTCTTGACGGAGGCCCTTTTCTTTTAAGGAGGTATATATGGATTTCAGAACAAGCGCCAAGGTGGTTCGGCTGAACGTGAACGATGATGGATATTGCATCGAGCTTCACACGTCAAACGACGCTTGGCTGAAACGTTTCCTTGACTTTGCTCAGAATCTTGAAAAGAAAAACAAGGCACACATGGACGCGCTGAACGGCGTGGATGATGCGGATGAACACATCAAGCACCTGATCGAGTTTGACGGCGAAATCAAGGGGGAGTTTGCATCCCTGTTTGGGGATGGCGCTTATGAGGAGACGTTCGGAGCTGACCTTGTGGGCGTGGAGTATATCGTCGAGTTTATTGACGCCTGTATGCCGTTCATTCAGAAGCGTGTGGACGAGCGGAACAAGGCGTTTGAGAAATACAGCCCCAACAAAACGGGCGGGGCGAGGTAATGTTCAACATTCTTTTGGACACCCTTCCTTCTGATTATAAAGGATGGCTTATTCGGACGGACTTTCGGATCGGCGTTCAGATTTCCCTTGCCATGACAGACAGATCCCTGAACGCCGCAGACAAAACCGCTGTTGCGCTTCGGCTTCTGTACGGAAACGGCATCCCGGACGCGCAGACGGCGGCTGAGGGTCTTCGGTGGTTCCTTCGTGGCGGTACAGACGAAAGAACGGACTTGCCAAAAGATAATGAGCCGCCGTCTTTCTTCTGGGACTTCGACGCCGGGAGGATCTGGTCATCCTTCAAAGCTACATACGGCATTGACCTTCACACGGCAAATATGCACTGGTTTGAGTTCTGTAATCTGATGTCTTCGCTTGGGAAAGAAACCGCTTTGTCAAATGCGATGGAGATTAGAAAGTTTTCAACCAAGGGCTTGAAGGGTGAGGATCGCGCCAAGGTAGCAAAGGCAAAGATGGTTCTTACGCCACCCGTTCAAAAGACGGAGGAAGAGAAAGAGGAAGAAGCGGCCCTAAAGAATGAAATGGACGATCTTATGAGGGCGGTGACAGCAAATGCCTGAAGCGGACGGATACGTACGCATTGAGACAAAGCTTGATGACGCTGGGCTTATAAAAAAGATGGCGTCAATCGGAAACACCATCAACCGGCAGACGGCGGCGCTTGAAAAGGCAAAAGAAAACGCGGCGGCGCTTGCAAACGAACTGGCAAGAGTAACACAGCCGGGGTATATGTCAAAGGAAGCAAAAGCCTTTGAGAAGGAGTTAGCCAACTCCGAGAAAACGGTCTCAAAGCTTCAGCAACAGTTTGATGCTCTGGCCGACAAGCTGGATGAACGGTCTGAACTGAACATCAACGGAAACTTCAATGAAGAGATCGCAGAGTTGCAGGAACAGCTTGGCACAGTAGGCGCAAAACTTGACGAGGCAAAAATGAGGGCCGAAGAGTTAAGGGTGGCGCTTGCGAGGGCGAAAGAAAACCCCGGCGGCTCTCAGGAGGCGATGGAGCTTGAACAAAAGCTCCGGCTTGCCGACGAAGATGTTAAGCGGCTTGAGGCTGATCTATCTAACTCCAGACAAGTTCTCGCGTCCATGAAAGCCCCGGCTGAGGGCGTGAATGAGTCCATAAAGAACACAAGCAAATCCTCTAAGGGGCTTTCCGCGTACATTGGGAAGCTGGCAAAACGGATGCTTCTTCTGTACGCGTTCCGAAGGGTATTTACTTATATCCGAAACTCCATCATGTCCATGTCCGGGCTTTCTGTTGTGACCGGCGTGTTCACGGAGTTCAACAACAAAATCAAGGAAATGTACTCCTCCAACGAGCAGATTCAGGCGGCGCTGGCCAAGCTCAGGGGAAGCTTGTATACCGCGTTCCAGCCGATTTACAGCGCGGTCGTTCCGGCGCTTACGACGCTTATCAACTGGCTTGCAAGGGGCATCCAGTACATCGCGGCGTTCTTTTCTGCTATTTCCGGGAAAAAGCTCTCCGAAAGCGCAGATGGGGCCAGAGACCTTGCAAAAGGCGTAAACGCTGTTGGCGGTGCGGCAAAGAAAGCCAGCGCCCAGCTTGCAACGTTCGACAAGCTGAACACCCTGACCGAAGAAAGCGGCGGCGGTGGCGGCGGCGGAGCCGGGGCTGTTGACTTTGACAGCGACCTTGGCGTTGACGAAGATAAGCTTGCCCTCTGGGAGCGGATCGGAAACCGGATCAGGGAGATCATTCAGAACATCAAAGACAACATCAAGGCGTTTCTTGACTTCTGGAACAACGAGGCGACGCCTGAGCAGAAAGTAACGCTTCTTGTTATTGCCCTGTCACTCCTGATTCCGCTGTTGTTTACGCTTCTAAGTTGGCCTCTTGCCCTGATAGCGACGCTTGCGATCCTTATTGCGGTCGTAGAAAAGTATTACGACCAGATCACCGGCTGGCTTTCTTCTGCTTATGAGAAAGTACACGACTTTTTCACCGGGGCGGCGGACGCCATAAAAGAACACGTAGCAAACGCCCAGCAGTGGCTCAATGAACACTTGGGCTTCTTGGGGCATATTATCTCTGCGGTTCTGGACGTTGTGCAAGGTGGCCTTCTTATCCTGTGGCACGCGGTAGAGACTGTTGTGAAGCTTGTTATTAACGTAATCAACGCCGTTGTACAGACGATCCACGCTATTGCTACGGGCGACTGGAAAAAAGCGTGGGAGGCTTGGAAAAGGGTGTTTTTCGATCTATGGAACGGAATAAAGCAAATTGCTATTGACGTCGTAAACGTCCTGATCGGCGTGTTTGAGAACTTTATCAACTCCGCGATTTCTTGGATCAACGCCCTATTGAACGGGCTTAATACCGTCGGAAGATGGTTCGGCGCAAGCTGGAGCTTGGGTATCGGAGAGGTTCACATTCCGAGATTTGCCGGAGGCGGACAGCCCGACGCAGGATCCCTCTTTATCGCTGGCGAAGCTGGGCCTGAGCTTGTCATGTCCAGTGGACACAACAGCGAGGTTATCAACGAAGCGCAGTTGGTACAGGCTTTCCGTCAGGCATCTTCCGAGCAAGTGGCCCTTATGCAACAGCAGAACAGCCTTCTTGCGGCGATCCTTGACAAAGAGCTGACCTTCAAGCCTTCCGCTTCTGCTGGGAGAGCGTTTCAACAGAGCATCAATCTTTACGCACGGGGGGTGGGCTGATGGCGTTTGGTGGGTATCTGATTAAGAAGCCGGGGGAGTCAGTCTATTTCCCGGAAAACCTGATTGTTTGGAGTTCGTACGAATGCACCCCAAACATCCGGCAGGACAAAGACCCGAAGCGCGACATCGCCGGTGTGCTACACAGATCGGTCGTAGCGGCACGGGCATCCACGATCAAGTTTACAACGCCGATCCTTCACCTTTCCGAAAAGCAACAGATCCAGACGTTTTTCAACTCTTGCATGGAAAACGCCGCAGAGCGTAAGTTTTTCGTTGAGTTCTGGGATGACGAGAACAACGTGTATAAGCAGGAACATATGTATATGCCTGATGTCAAATACACGATCCTGTATCACACGAACGACGATCTTGTGTATGCGCCGATCGACTATGAGCTGATCGGGTATGGGTACTGAGTATGTGGACTGTATCAGAAACATGGAACACGCTGATGGCGTCAGACCACTACTTTGAATACTGTATCGCCTTTAATAACGAAACGGCGGACGAAGGGAACGCGGCCTATACCGTTCTTGACATCTCCGCTTTGTACCATGTTTTTTCCGAGAAGCCTGAAGTGGGCGGCTGTCTGGCCGGGGAACTTTCCGTTTCCCTGCTGAAGCCGTCCACTACCATTCCCAGAATGGCAAAGGTAAGGCCGTATGTGCGAGTTACAAACGGCACAACGTATTCAGAGTGGATCCCGCAGGGCGTGTTTTACATCGACACCAGAGAAACCACGAAGAACGATGACGGGCGCGACGTACTAACAATTCACGCGTATGACGCGATCCTAAAGGCCGAAGCTGACTACCCAAGCACGTCCCATAGCTGGCCGATAGAAGACGTTGACGTTGTAAAAGAAATCGCATGGGCGATGGGGCTTCAGGAAACCGCGTCCGATACGGACGGCATAGACGATCGCACGTTTTCTGTCATGGACAAAACGTATTCAATCGGGCTTCCCGCCGGATATTCTATGCGGGAAGTCTTAGGGAATATCGGTGCCATGTATGCCGGGAACTGGGTTATGAACTATGACGGCCAGCTCCTTTTAATCCAAATCAACGGCATTCCAAAAGAAACAAACTACCTTGTGGACGGCAATTCTAACCCAATAACGTTTGGGGGGATCAAGATTCGTGTCTAATACGTTTGAAAACAACGCCATAAGCAAAAAAACAACCTCTCTTGACATTTCTCCCAAGTTTAGCGCGTATTCCGGCGTTGAAATCACGGTAGACGAAGACACCATAATTGCGTGGCCTGAGGATTACAACCAGAGGCATATTGGCAGGGTGCTTGAGTTTGAAAACCCGTGGGGGACGTTAGAACAGGCACAGAACATTTACGACTCTCTGACGTCAACCGGCTTTCAATACCAGCCGTTAACTGCTTCCGGCGCAATATTAAGCCCTGCGGCGGAGATCGGAGACGGCCTTACCGTCAACGGGGTGTACTCCGGCATATACAAGCTTGAAAAAAAGTTTACTCCGCTGATGGCGGCGGATGTCGAAGCGCCGGAAGATGCGGAGATTGACCACGAGTTTCCGTACGAGTCTAAGCAGGATCGGATTTATAAGAGGGAAATTGCCGAAGCAAGCGCGGCCATCTCCCTTACCTCCAGCCAGATTGCCGCCGAAGTGACCCGCGCTACAACCGCCGAAGAGGAGCTGGCAAGCAGTCTGGCGCTTACGGCCACGGGGATCCGAGCGGAAGTGTTGTCCAAGAGCGGCGGCGATTCGTCCAGCTTTGGATGGAACCTTACCGATTCTTCTTGGTCTGTCTATTCCGACGGATCGGAAGTGTTCAGGATTGACGGTGACGGCGCAACCGTGAACGGAATAATCACCGCAACCGGAGGGACAATAGGCGGGTTTACCATAGGTTCATCTGAAATCTATAACGGGATGAACAACATCGACTCTTCCGAAAACGGCGTGTATATGGGAACCAGCGGATTTGCCGCTGGCGGAGGAGCGTTTAAGGTGACAAGCGGCGGTACTATGACCCTCCGTGGAAACATCAACTTTCAAAACTCAGACGGGACATACGCAGGATCGCTTTCTGCGGCAGATCTGAGAACCGGGGCGGCACAGGCGGCGGCTAATTATGGGACATGGACAACTGGTAGCAATTTTGGAATTAGCTATAATGCCGCCACTATAAGCGGAAATGCTGGGCCGGCAATTTTTAATGCCGGTGCAATTTATTTAACCAATCTGTATAAGAAAGTTCAATATGGCCAAACACAATTTGATTATTTGGCTCACGAACATTCCTTTGCGGAAAGTAACGGTCGGATTTACATTGGCGCTCCGGCTCCGGGAAACGGCAACCATTTTTTTAACATAGCCTCCACGCAAACATACAGAAACGGCGTGGGGGCTGTAAACGTCAGCTCCGTAACGGTTTCTTCTTCTCCGACAACAATTTACCCAAACCGCGTGAAAGTTGATATTACGCTCACAAACGGAAACAGCGCAACGTATTACCGATCGCCATAAGGAGGTAAAAAGTGTTCACGATTGACAGTATTATTCTCACCCTTAACACGATCGAAGTAAGGGGAAAGGAAAACATGGACAGATTACTTGGTGCGATCCTTGCCCTTGAAGCGATTAAAGCGGCTCAGGAAAGCACAAAGGACGGTGAAGTAGATGGCTGATTCTCCTATTCAAGACCTTCCGAGAGCAGAACACGTACTGAACAGCGACCTTTTTGTTCTGGAGCAGTCAGGCGCGGCGATGTCGTTAACCGGGCAAGTCCTTAT